ATGAATGAAACAGATAAAAGCATCGTCTCTCTATTTATTATCGGCACGCTGATTGCCGCCGGCAAAGTGCTGGCGGGCAGTGAGCCCATCACACTGCGGCTGTTTATTGGTCGCGTGATGCTGGGAGGTTTTGTCTCAATGATGGCAGGCATCGCATTAGTACAGTTCCCCGACCTGTCGCCCGTCGCTATCAACGGTATCGGCGCCGCACTGGGCATCGCCGGCTACCAGACTATCGAACTGCTTATTCAACGCCGTGTTCGCCAACTGGGCAAAAAAAGCACATCGGAGAAAAATAACGATGCTCAATAACCCTAACCTTATTGCGTTTTTGGATATGCTGGCCTTTTCCGAAGGAACCGCAACACATCCACTCACCTGTAATCGTGGTTACGACGTGATTGTCACCGGGATTGATGGCAAACCAGAGATTTTCACCGACTACCGGGATCATCCATTCGCCAATGGCCGCCCGGGAAAAATCTTCAACAAGCAGGGGCAGCGCTCCACGGCAGCCGGACGCTATCAGCAGCTCTACCGCTACTGGCCAGCCTACAAGACCCAGTTGGCGTTGCCGGATTTCGGACCCAATGCGCAAGATACGTTAGCTATCCAGCTGATTCGAGAACAGCGTGCGTTGGACGACATTACGCAAGGCCGGCTTGCCAGCGCCATTACCCGGTGCAACAACATCTGGGCCTCACTGCCGGGAGCGGGCTACGGTCAGCGCGAGCATAACACCGAGCGGCTGGTCGCCGTGTACCAGCAAGCGGGCGGGAAACTGGCATGAAAAGCGCCATGATCATCGCTGTCATCATGATTGCGCTTAGCGCAGGGGTGGGCGTGCAGTCCTGGCGACTGCACAACGCCCGTCAGTTAACCGATCAGCAAGCGCAGACATTGTCGTTACAACAGACAGCGCTGGATGAAAAATCCGGCCAGTTGAAAGCGTTGTCCGAACAGGCTGAACGCAACAACCTTGAACAGGCTCGACTGCGCGACATGGCCGCCGAGACTCAGGCGGCGCGCTCTGAACGGCAAAAAGTGGTGATGAGGTTACAACATGAGAACGAAGCGCTTAAACGCTGGGCTGACACTGATCTGCCTACTGATATTATCCGGCTGCGCCAGCGCCCCGCCTTCGCAGGTGGCCGTGCTTACCGTGAATGGCTGTCCCAGACTGACACCCTGCCGGTTCCCGGCGGCCAGTCCGCAAACCAACGGTGAGCTAAACAGCCTGCTGGATGAAACCGAAGCCGCGCTGGCGACTTGCGCCGACCAGGTGGATGCCATTATTGCCTGTCAGGCAAAAAACGATGCTACGCCCGGCGCCACGATTGTATCAGGGAATCAACCGGGCAATAGGGATGCCGCAGCGGCAACGCAATGATCTCCGCCGTTGAGGCAAGATGAATCACAGGAAGGTAAAGTTGGGAAGCGAAGTCTCAGACTGGGATGTCAGGGCGACCGAGCCAGGAAATTGAGGTATTCCCATTCAAGCCAGTCGCTCATAGCCTTCAGCCCAAATCAGGTCGGGTTTTCAGGGCTGGAGGTAGCGGGCTGTTCACGTTTCGACCCGGCGGCTACATAGTGAATAGGCCTGTCGTGACGGCAATAAAAAACCGCCCGCAGGCGGCCATAACTCGTTATAGTAATTAATCGTTCTCTAGCGCACGCTGAATGATATCGGCAGTCTCGGTGATTCTACTACCTATCGCATCCAAAGCGACTTGTACTCCACTTTCGCTGGCACCCTCTTTGATGATCTCGAGTATAGCTGAAATGACTATTTCTCTTTTCTCTTCATCACTTCTTGCGACATCATGCTGATCATAAAAGTAATTCTGAAGCATAAAGACTCCTTTTCATTATCAATGGACGCAGCATATCGCTAAGACTATTCCGAATAAAGCATTATCACAGGTAACCGATGAATGCCTGTTGTTATTCTCCGCGTTTATATGCTTTTTTTGCTCAATCACTGAACCGAACGCATGGAAAACCGTTTTGACTATAAGCACCGGTTCAAAGGCGACGGAGCCGGGTATATAGCCAAAAACATCGGCGATTATGCGTTGAATAACAAGCGGTGCAAAAAGACACCGGCAATCGACTGAAAGATACCTCAGTAGCACTAACATCCTGTGCAGCCGCTAATTATTCAACCATAGTTAACAATAGCGGCTTACCGGAGGCCGCTTTTTTTATGTCTGAAAAATCGGTGCTGCCATTTTGGCACCACTTGCCAAATTACAGGCACAAAAAAACCGCCTCGTGGCGGTCATGTTCTTTTAATTATTTTCTTATATTACAAGGCGTTAGCACATGGTGCCCAGAGCGGGACTTGAACCCGCACAGCGCGAACGCCGAGGGATTTTAAAAAGTTAATGCCCGCTTTTTATATCATAGAGTTACGTTAATTCAATACGTTAGCAGTATTCAATTCAGGTTAATGCGAGCTAATGCGGAAATCTGCTGCCATCGGTTTAACGTGGCAGCGCCCCATGATTATTCATCTGTGGTTAAAGAATCAAACGGGTTGAGGGTCACGGCCGCATCCAGATGATCCGGCGCGAAATGCGCATACCGCATGGTCATAGTGATAGAGCTATGACCAAGTATCTGCTGCAACACCAGAATATTGCCGCCGCGCATCATGAAGTGGCTGGCAAAGCTGTGCCTGAGAACGTGAGTCAACTGCCCTTCTGGTAATTCAATGTGCGCTTTCTTTAAGGCGTGCTTAAATGCCTCATACGCTGGTTTGAAGAGTTGGCCGCGCCGTTTGGGCAACAAGGCGTGCATTCTTTCAGAAATAGGAATGGTTCGGTTTTTCTTCCCTTTGGTTTTGACGAATGTAATCCTGCCGGGAAGGATTTGCGATTGTTTCAGGGTTTGGGCCTCGCCCCAACGTGCCCCCGTCGCCAGGCACAAGCGAACGATGATACCGAGATCTTTATTCTCTGATTCATCGCAGGCAGCAAGCAGGCGCTTAATTTCATCCGGGTAGAGAAAAGCCAGTTCCTGATCGCCTTCCTTAAACTGGCGTATGCCATCCAGTGGGTTTTCTTTTTCCCACTCCCCCATGCGCTTCAGCTCAGAAAACACCGCCCGCAGGTAGGAATATTCGCGGTTCACCGTGGCCTCTTTGATAGCCGTCTTCCCTTTTGGGTTCCATTCGCCTTTTAACCGGCGCTCGCGGTAAACAGCGAACATATTTTTGTCAACGTCTATCGCAAAGGGATTACCCAACCGCTCACAGATCGCCATCAGTTTAGAGTAACGGTCTTCACCTGACTCCAGCGTCTGGCCGTGCATGTCGTACCAGCGCTGGATCAGGTCTTGCAGCGTTGTGCTATTGGTTTCGGTCGATATCCCTTTTTTATCCGCCATCAGGCGGCGTTCATACGCGAGTGCCTCACCTCTGGTAGCAAATTGTTTACGAACGCGCTGACCATCGCGCCCATAGGGGAAGCATTGGCAAAGCCATTTGCCGGATGGAAGTTTGTTTACAGCCATGTAATATTATCCAGTAAAGCTCTGCCACTGTTCTTCACTGATTATTTTCAGTGGAATGCCACGATTATCCCGGTAGTCTATTGCTTTTTCTATTTTCCGACCGTGAGCCTGATATCTCCAATGTTTACAACTCAATGTACCAATAATAAGAAAATCAAGTTTTGCTGTTATATTATCAATCACCTTCCCGCCTGCATCTTCAATCAGTTTTTTACACACTGTTCTTTTTCCATAAAGGAATTCACCTGTCAGACAAACTGTTGCATTGGAAAGAACTAAGCTCTCTATATCATCCACTGGTAAGCGAGTTGCCAACCCATCCACTACACCGGAATCAACATCACTTCCGGTAAAAGCGATTAACGCTTTTTTCAATTCATCACGTTCTTCTGATGTAATGATCCCATCGGCAAGAATCCGGTTAACCAATGCGTATAACTCTTTTCCAGGGTAATTAACTTTGAGCGAAGCATTAGATGATAGCCACCAATTTAAGTATCTTATTTCTGAATCATTAAGTTCATGATTAGCCATCATTCCTTTACATAGGCCTTCCAATAAATGCTTGTCCGCTTCATCGGAGTACAAGTCAAGCTCAGGTAAATCAGACAGCTCTTTTTGCACCTTGATTAAATCAGCTTTCAAATAATTCAATTCATACGGCTCAATAACGCCATCAGACAATATATCGGAAAGTCTATTTGAAATCATCCGCACACAATAGTTTTTACTGATTAAATCAGCATCTTTTATCCATGTATCAAGAAACAAAACCTCTTTCTCATCTATATGACCATCACAGTTTATGCCCTCAATGATATTGATAAGGTTAATAAGTAATTTATCTTTATTCCTTTTATAGTTAAAAAAATCTAGTTTTTCATCTGCCATGAGGTTTTCCTTTGGTATTAATTTCAAAGTCAACTTATAACTACATTTCCAACCGGGAAATCATTTACTCAAAACAATACTGACAAATATTTCTAATTATCACCAAATAAATTTACACGCACTGGTTTTTTTCCTTCATCCTTCTTCCAGTAGTAGCCTGACTGAAGTAATGAGATAAGTTCGTCCTGAGTTATTTTTATCGTATCAAACAGGTCAATTTTACTTCTATCAATACTAGGTTTGAATATATCCAGTGTTATTTTACCCGGATCATAACTCTGACTTTCTATCATGATTGGCAGGTTGGTTAACTTTTTAGGCGTTAGTTGGTGATATGGAATAAAATCACCTGAAAAGAAACCATCAATAGTTGCAACTGGATCATAACCAGAAAAACACTCATATTTGACTTGTAGTGCAACAGCATCTGGTATTTTTAGAAACTCGCTCCACTCACTATAACCCAATTTATCACTATAAAAGACATCACCTCTACCGAAAGAAAAAGAGTTACCTTGCGTCCAATCCTCGTATTGATATTTATTGAAGACAAATTTAGTTAGTTTTATATCTAGTGCATCACGGTGGGATTCTCTTATTGCAAAGCGCCAACCAGCGGCATAACCATCAACAAAACGAGCAATAAGCGCGGAACTCCTGCGTGGCTCTCTGATAGTTCGAAATGTTGAAGTTACCTCATTGTGCAAAATCTCTATTTTTTCATGTATATCCTTTTCGTCAGATTCATAAACCTCTGTCGGTTCTATTGGAATCTCACCTGTATCAACAAATGAAAAGAATTGATCTTTGGAAAGGATGAAACAGTTTTTTTCATTTGCCTGTTTTATTTTCTTCCATCCAGCATTAGGGCCACAACACAGGAAATATAATTTGGCTGTAATACCTTTTCTGACTAACAGTCCTTTTTTTTCAGCGAGTGATTCTAGTTCATCCTTTATGTCTTTATCAAAACCAGTAAAGCAAATCTCCAAACCACGGGGAGTATCTTTCACTCGCCGAGTTTCAATCTTGAGATCTGCTATAGCTAAAGGACTAGCGGCAGAAACCATTTCTTCATTTGAAGAGTATACATCTATTATTCTTTCAAGTTTGAAGGTTCTAAAGCCCTTCTTGTTGATGCAATACCCTTGAAGATAATTATCTTTATATACTGCATCGACAACGTAATTGTTAGACACCTCATTATTAGCATTGATATAAGTAAAGAATATTTCTTTCTCGGTTTTTGAAATCCATTCTTCAAATGTCATAAAAAGCCCTTCTATAAATAGCTATTTGATTTATCTATCTTTAGAGTTGAGATATTTTTTATGTTACTTATCGATACGTCTAACGAAAAAAAATAGCGCCGAGAATTATTCCAGCAACAAACACAGCACTGAAAACCAATGGTTCTGCTTTAAGCACCTCTTGCCAGCTCTGGCGAGTGTTAGGCGTGGTTTGACCGGGAACGCTCGAACACTGACGATCATCCAACCATGAAAGCGCCTGCTGAAGCTGGGATCGGGTCAGTTCAGTTAATCGGCCAGTACCGAAATGAATGTGACAGTAGTGAATTAATTGCTGCCGCTGATCTACCTGCTGGGTGTTCTTCAACAGCAGATGCACAAGCGCATTACTGGCATCCTTTTCCCGGTATCTGTCGCGCAACGCCTGAAGATAACTGACCGCCGTTTGATACTGGTTGACCGTCATATCCTCAATGCTTTTGACGCCAATTTCAGCATGGACGCGCTGCCACACTGAAAAACCTTCTTCATAGCCGCCGTCAGCAATTTCTTTTACCAGTTGGTTTAACTGCTTACGCTGCGCGGGAACCAGTGGGCGTTTTTCTTCATTGGCCGCCGGAATGGCAATATTGATCTTATCGACCGTGATGCTGCTTTCGTAAAAATCCCGCCCGGCTACCCGGTTTTCATTTCCATGAGATTCAACACTCATTCCTGGAGCGTTCCCTTATTTTTTGTTTTCGTGATAATCCCTGCCAGCAACACGCTGACCACTACCCGTTACGTTTATCGAGCCTGTTGATACTGAGCTTCCTGCCGTTAATGCGGCCAGTACAGCAGCTTTTACTGTAAGAGGCGCAGTCCGATAGTTACCAAGCAACTGTTGTTCTTCATCAGTTAACGTGGCAGCAGAACGAACACCTGTAACAACGTACTGCACATCAACACCGATTTTTGATACAGCATTCAGATATGCCGCATCTGGCATCCTGTCGCCTTTTTCATAATTCAACTGGGTTAGTTTTTTTACTCCCCCAATATCTCCCATCGCTACTTGGCTAAGGCCGAGGCGTTCACGCTCCTCTCGCAAGCGAGTGCCGATATAATTTTCCATACCAAATCTCTTGACTGGTATATTTTTTTATACCAAAATGATTTTCACAGGCTAACAGTGGATCACAACATACCATTATGACACAAGAAAATCATGATCAGCGGTCGCGTCTGCCGCGGGGGATTGCATCGCGCAACCCTACCCCCATGAGGCTTTCCGAAGATGAACGCGCCAGGCTAGCAGCGTTGGCTGAAAAAGAAAGCCGTTCACTCTCCAGCATGGCGAGACTGGTTTTTCTCCGGGGGCTGGAGTCTTTTAACGCTGAAGGATAAGCGCCATGAGTAAAGCGTTAACCATCAATATCACCATCCCAACGGCATATGTTTCTCTCAGGAAATACTCAGAATTAACGGGTATCCCCTTTGAAACCTGCCGGGGCATGGTAAAAAGCGGGAAAATCATTATCCGGCCAAAAGAAAAAGCAAACGAGAAAGTAGAGGTGAATCTCGTTGCCATGCTGCGCGATGCCATTGCCAGCAGTGAAATATAAAGGAGCCACATGGAGAATAAAAAATCAGGCCGCCAATACGCAATTACACAATTAAGTAAGCACACAAACGTATATCGGGGCTTCTCAATTATTAAATGTCCGCGAACGATATCAAATCCGATTACCCGATATCGTGTTAGTCAGTCTGGGCAGTCTTACGGTTTATTTGATGCACTGACATTAGCCACCGGTTATATCGATAACCTTTACACAGCGAGGCGATAATATGATTTCCATAGCTCGTCTATTAACTTCTCAGTCACCATCACCAGTAATCCCTAATCAGGGTAAAGGCTGGCTGGAACTGCCAAACGGCCAGCGCGTTAAGCCGTCCGTTAATCAGGTCTATTTCGCACCCTGGAGCCAAAAGCCCTACATGCCAGCGCCTAAGCAAAAGCGCCGCTGGTTTTCCCGTCTCATGGGTATTGCGGCGTAGCGTCATGGCTAATACCGAACCCGCTCGCGCCATTCCGCTGAGTATCGCGGAAAGAACAGACGGGCTAAACCACATAGCCATGCTGCGAGGGAAACACTTCAAGACAAACAGTGAGAAAGAAATGTGCCGCTTTATTGATGATATGCGGGACAAGATTGATGACGATTACCATAAGAATATGCGCGTACTGTCGGCAATATTTGAATTAGCGGATATTGATAAGGAGCGGCATCACTTGAAATTTAATGAACTGACAACTGACGAAAAAGAAAGGCTGATTAAAGCAATGAATAAGCTCCGCGCAGTTGTGAGTTTATTCCCCAAAAACTTAATTCTTCCACTGTAATAAAAAAACCAATTTTAGGCGTAAACCCGCCGGGCTTTCTATTACCTAAAAAAAGGAAACCACAATGAAAAATGCCGAAGTAAAAACCATGACTGTCGCCAATGATGGCGCATTGGTCGAGCTGCTGAAAAAGGCCAGACTGGAGGAACGCAAAGATCAGCATTTTTCCTTCTCATTGCGCCTTGCTGCGCTGGCTGTCCGCGCTCAACAACGCGACCTTTCCGCCGCCGAAATGGTGGAATTGATACGCCAGGAGTCCGAACGTTTTGAGCGCTCCGCTCAGGAGCTGAGCTGATGGACTCGATTGACATGGCTCAGGAGCGCGAAGCGTTCATCCGCGAAACACAAATCCAGAAGGCCCGGCAACAGTCGGGCTGTGCCGTTTCTGCATTCGTCTGTGAAAGCTGTGATGCACCTATCCCCGAAGCCCGCCGCGTGGCCGTTCCGGGTGTGCGTCTGTGCGTGTACTGCCAGGGCGATGCAGAACTGAAAAACAAACACTATCGGGGTGCGTTATGAGCATTATTGCCACACCGCTGAAATGGGTCGGCAGCAAGGCCCGCATAATGGATATCCTGCGCGAGCATTTACCGGCTGGTGATCGTCTGGTTGAGCCGTTCGCCGGGTCGTGTTCGGTCATGATGAATACCGATTACCCGGAATACCTGATCGCTGATATCAACCCTGACCTGATTAACCTGTATCAGGTCATCAAAGAGGATTTGAAGGAGTTTATTGATACTGCCGAAGGTCTGTTTCGCACTGCGAATACAGCAGAAAGTTATTACCGTTTCCGTCAGGTATTTAACCGCAGCAAAGAGAATCGCACCACCTCAGCAGCACTGTTTCTTTATCTGAACCGACACGGTTACCGGGGCGTTTGTCGCTATAACCGCGCCGGTGGGTTTAACGTTCCTTACGGGCATTATGCATCGCCTTATTTTCCATTGGCCGAGATTCAGGCATTTGCCGAAAAAGCCCGCCATGCAAAATTCATCTGCGCCGCATTTGGCGAAACATTGCAACTGAGCCGCCCCGGCGATGTGGTGTACTGCGATCCGCCGTATATCCCGCAAACGCCAACGGCCAGCTTCACCAGTTATCACACTGATGGTTTCACCCACAACGATCAGTATGACTTGTGCTGCGCGTTATCACGCCTGGCCGAGCGCGGGATCCCTGTCATCGCATCAAACAGCGACACTCACCACGCACACAGCCTTTACCACAGGTTTGATATCTGCCGTTTCACCGCGCCGCGTAGCGTCGGTGTTGCGGCTGGTGAGAGCAAGCAGGCCGGGGAAATCATTGCTAAGCGTCTGCCGATTCCTGCTGCCCGAAGCCTGTCGAAAGTTTGCGACGGGTGCGGCTATGAAGGTGGTGGGCACTGCCCTGACTATGGGCCAGTTATGGGTGATGCCACCTATCAGGAAATGGTGGCATCCGGCGCGTTGAACGCGGAGCCGTTCTGAATGCCTGAACAGTGGGCATGACATTCTATCTTGCGAGGAATTATGCCGTATCAAATGAGTAATGAAACCAGAATGCTCGTTCTGGCCGTGATCAAACATTCACAAAAAAGCACTCCTGCGGATGCTATCGATGAGTTGAAGAGGCTTTATCAATGTACCTCTGACTCACAAACACAGAATCATAGCCCCTTAGGCCAAAGTCATATTCCGATGCATCTACAAGATCCAGAGACCGGAGAAATTCACATGCTTCAACGTATTCACCTAGTCCATCACAAGTGATCTCACGGTAAAAAACATTTTCATTACATATTAGTATCTTATAAGGAATTAATGGCGAAGTTTTAGGCTGAAATTCAAGCCATTTGGTTATCGCTTCATCGTAAGACGGAAGGGCGAGCTCTTTTTTCACCTTGAAATACTTATGTTCCATATGAGGGCCTTGTTGTGTCAGAAAGACTTCAGAAGGTGATGTTATAAATGTTCAGAGAGTCTAAGGGAAGGCACTCATCCACACTTCAGTTATGTGCAGGAAATGAGTCAAGCCATGAATGGGCCTATCCCTGGAACGCTCCACGCCCTGCGATCTCCGCACCGTCGGGCGTGACTGATCTCCGTCCCTCTCTATTCGTTACGGATGCGGAACCGCACCCCACCGTCACACGGCATCTGAGCCGGATGGTTAAACGCGCTTTGGCAGCGCCAGGTGATGACCGGAATCTTAATCAAGTCGTAGCACAGTTGGAGCACCGGGAGCCGAACGGCACCCAGTTGCTTATCCGTCGCGGTCTGGCGGAAATAGTACGCCGGGATCATCAGAAAACGCTAAGTGACTGGATGAAAACACCGGAAGGCGTGGAAGCCCGCTTGCACGAACAACCGTTTTTTATCCGTGACGTTTACCGCCAAAAAATCGAATGGCTACGAGCGAACCGCGAGCCGCGACACATCAGCGCCTTTTTCATGGGAACCGTGAAAAAAGCCCTGATGCGTCTGGATGCTGTGCGTATGCAGCAAGGTGTGCGTAATGGCTTTGCATCGGAACTGGCGGCCTATTGGGGGCCGCGTTGGGTGCATCTGGCCGGGTTTACCAAGCATGAGGTGATCAATGCCGCGCATACCCTTGCGGCCGCCATCGCCGAAATGTTTGAAACCGAGTGCGGCCACACATCGCCGGAAAACATGACCGACAATGAAATTCAGTGGCTGTATCGCCATCTGGGGCGCGAACTGCTGGCATTACGTGTAACGCCACCGTGCTGGGGGCTGGTCATCGGTGATGAACAAGCCCGGCACCGCATCTATTCCGCCATTTTACGCATTACTTCACCTGAATGGTGGGGGCGGAAACTGTGGCGACTGCGTTGTGAATGGCGGGAAAATCAGTTTCGCGCCATCGGCGTGATCCACAAAAAACGAATGCCGTATGTCAGCCTTGATGCCCTCAACCAGTGGCAAGAGCAGCGCCGCAAGAATCTCGCTTTTTTCCAGACACATGAACTGGTTGATGAAGATGGCAACATCGCATCACTGGAAAACATGGTGTACGGCAGTATCAGTAATCCGGCTATCCGCCGTCATGAGCTGATGACCCGTATGGCCGGTGTTGAAATGGTGGCAATCGCGCGGGGTGATGAAGGCGTTTTTCTCACTATCACCTGCCCGTCGCGTTACCACGCTAACATCCTGAACGGTCACCAAAACCCTAAGTGGGATCATACCTCTCCACGTCAGGGGCAGCGGTATTTATGCCGCACCTGGGCGCGTGCCATGTCTGCGTTGAATCGTCGTGGCTTGCGCCCTTACGGCTTTCGCGTTGCCGAGCCGCACCACGATGCAACACCGCACTGGCATGTGTTGCTGTTTATGCCACCTGCCGACAGAAAGGCCATCACCGATATCTTGCGAGAGTATTTTATTGCTGAAGACCGTGCGGAGCTGGGGCGCAACACCGGCGCACGATTCAAGGCTAAAATGCTCGATCCAAGAAAAGGCAGCGCTACGGCTTACGTGGCGAAGTACATCAGTAAGAATATCGACGGTTACGCGCTGGATGGCGAGCTGGATAACGAAACCGGCAAGCCATTACGCGAAACAGCAAAGTTTGCAATGGCCTGGGCATCACAGCATAACATCCGACAGTTTCAGCCGTTCGGTCTACCGCCGGTAACGGTATGGCGTGAACTGCGTCGCCTGGCAAACCAACTTACCGCAGTCCAGAAAGAAAACGGCACGTTTAAACGCGGGGCCGCACAGCTTGCTGACCCGGCAATGGATGCCGTGCTGGCATCGGCTGACGCCGGTTGTTTTGCCACATACATCGAAAAGCAAGGAGGCGTGTTGATCCCACGCGAGCGCTACACCGTGCGCATTGCCTATGAAGACGCTGACGAACAAAACACCTACGGCGAGACACCGGAAAAAATCTTCGGTGTGTTCTCTCCACGTCTGGGGGCGATATCCCGTATCTGCACCCGGTTAATCAAATGGAAAATCCGCAAGAAGCAGTCCGCTGACGATGGTGCCAGCATTGGCACCGGGAGTGGTTTGGCCGTTACGTCGCCAACCGGCGACGCTTGGAGTTCTGTCAATAACTCTACGGGCGATGAAAAAACATCCATTCCAACGGGTATAGACGGGGATGACTATGGTAGCTGTGAACTGCCAGATGGAGAGCCTGGCGATACACCCGCTCAAACCTTCGCCGACTTCGAGCGCATGACAGACCCGGAACGCCGGGCGCTGCTGTCAAGGTTGCGAACTCAACCGCCAGATCGGCGGAATAACCAACACTCGTCCACTACTCAACGGAACAAATCGGCTGAAAAACAGGTGGTTGGCAAACTGTCGGACGAGTGGCGTGCCAGTATTGCCGATTTCGCCCGCTCAATCGGCTGGGATATTAGCAATATCGAGATCCAGCGGCTGGCGTTGGGGCATACTCTCACCTTTGCGGATCAGCTATACGTTTCACGCTCTGACGGATGCCTGTATCGCGTTCGGCGAGAACGTCGACCGGAAGATGTTGCCGCTACTGTAAGCAACTGGATAGCACGGCTGCGGATGGAGGGGTATCAGGAAGAATGATAGATTGTCATATACTATTATGACTTCATAATTTGACTTCATTTATGGCGGGTTGGATAATGACTTCATAGAGTGATGTCGTGAGGCGAGGGAATGAAGGAACAGGTTTCATCATTACGGAAAAGGCAAAGAAGCACGCTTGAACAGGTGTTTAAATCCCCTGTCCAGTCAGGTATCAAATGGGCCGATATAGAGTCACTGATAAAGGCTCTGGGTGGGGAAGTTAAAGAGGGGCGTGGTTCGCGTTGTAAGTTTCTCCTCAACGGCAGTATCGCTAACTTCCATCGCCCACATCCTTCACCAGATACAGATAAAGGCGCAGTGGCTAACCTGCGCGACTGGCTTGAAAGCATAGGAGTGAAACCATGAGCAAACCATCTACACCAAACACCATTGAGATAGCCGGACAACCGGCTGTTATCAGCTATGTGCCGGAGCTTGGCACGTTTCGTGGTAAGTTTATGGGTCTGACCGGCTATTGTGATTTTGTTTCGGACAGCATTCAGGGACTGAAAAAAGAAGGTGAGATTTCACTGCGTGAATATCTGGATGATTGCAGCGCAGCGGGCATTGAACCATACGTCCGTCAGGAAAGGGTTAAAACGTTTACGTTACGCTACCCTGAGTCTTTCGGAGAGCGTTTGAATCAGGCTGCAGCTGAGCAAGAAACATCTGTCAACGCCTTCATCATCGAGACGCTAAACGAGAGAATGAAACATGCGTGACAGTAGTTTCAACCGTTGATGTTCCGGCCCGCAAATTCTGGCGGGCTTTTTCTTATGCCATAAAATTCAGTTATTGAAGAGTCTAATCACTGAACGATACGGATGTCGGCCTGTTTTCGTAATACCTTGCCAAACTAAACGCAACACTTTCTATGCTTAAATTTTAGTTGCCTAAATCGATACAATGTAATATTAATAAGTTGAGGGCTATAGGCAGATTTTTTATCACGAAGCGTGATATGTGAAAAGAATGTCCGGCGGAATGCCATCAATGTTTTAAGATCACCGATAACAGTTTGCCGGTGAGCTTAATGAGTGCCTATAGCACCTCAACTCACTATTGTAAAAAATAAAACCAAAACTATGTCGAAAAACAATAAACTTTCAGAACTAAAATCAGCAAAAAATATAACAGACTTAGCAAAAATTATTTCAGTCCCTCGTCAGTCAATTACTTATGTTCTGTATGGCATAAATAGGCTGAATTTAGCCAAGTATCATACTTTTAAGATACCTAAAAAAGATGGCTCCGAAAGAACAATTAATGCGCCAGTCAAAGAATTAAAAGACATTCAAAAGAAAGTGTCATCTCTATTACAGGAATGTTTTAGGATTGTTTGTATTCTGGAAGGACATAGAAATCATCTTAAGAAAATTAATTCTCTTTCACATGGATTTATTAAAGGGAAATCAATAATAACCAATGCTACTCCACATAAAAATAAAAGATTTGTTCTCAATGTTGATTTGAAAGATTTCTTCGGACAGATCCATTATGGGAGAGTTTATGGCTTTTTTAAAAACAACAAGCACTTCCAATTATCAGACGAAGTTGCTAAAGTATTAGCAAATATTACTTGCTATCAGCAAGGATTACCACAAGGAGCGCCAACTTCTCCAGTGATATCAAATTTAATTGCTGGAATATTAGATATAAAACTTGCGTCACTTGCAAAAAAATATAGTTGTTATTACACACGCTATGCTGATGATCTTACATTTTCAACCAACTTAAAAGAATTTCCACCAAGAATAGCATCCATTGAAAATGGAGACGTAAGGATTGGGAGTTCTCTTGAAGGAATAATTAAAAAGTGTGGTTTTGATATAAATCACAAAAAAAATAGACTTCAGTTCTGCAACTCCAGACAGGACGTAACCGGTATTGTCGTAAATAAAAAGGTCAATGTGCCCTACGATTATAGAAACAAGGCTCGTGTTATATGGCATAAACTTAAAAATGGAAAAGAAATCTATGCTATAAATTCCCAGCCAGAAATTAAAAAAGATATTAACTATCTGATTGGTATTTTAAGCCACATACACAACGTAAGACGTGAGCATAGAGTCACAACAAAAGAAGAATATATCATTCCCAAGAAACCTAACAAAAAAACATTTGATGATATATTCGATGCTGATAGCAGAATGTATAGAGATGTCCTTTTCTTCAAAAATTTCGTAAAAAATAAAAAACCGGTCATTGTCTGTGAAGGTAAAACTGATATAACTTACCTACAATGTGCACTTGAGTCACAGGCAGCAAAACACCGCTCTCTAATTATAAAAAAAGAACTGCAAATTAGTTTCTTTAGACCGACAAAAACAATAAGTGAATTATTTAAAGTGACAGGTGGTACAGGAGATATAGGCAATTTGATAAGC